ACCTCTGCTTGTAGTATCTGCATCTTAGCACGAGTCTCCATCTCTAACTTCTGCATCGCTGTCTGTGCTGCAAGCTGCTGAGACTGCTGTTGTATTTGAGACTGCATCGCTTGTTGTTGCATCGCCATCTTTTCTTCACGCTCTTGCTTTGCAGTCCTCTTTACTTTTAAAAGCTGATTGGCAAGTTTTATGTTCTTTATCTCTCTGATGTCTATAGCATCCTCAAGGTTTATATCTCCTTTAGATAGTGCCATTTGAATATTAGCCTCTAGCTGTGCTTGCTCCTCTTCGTCTGGAGATACCTCTATGAATATACCAAAGTCGTAGATATACAAATCAGAAATTTCGTTTAGTATACTTACGTTGTACTTGCCAATCTTATTAGCAAAGTCATCTTTAAAATCAGCATACTCTAAGATATCAGCTATTCTACAAGATACCGCCTCTGCTAATGTCTTGTATATGTATAGGCTACCATCTAATATATGTCTTGTTGCTGTATTTGAATTTAATGCAGCAAGCTTCTGTACACCAACTAAAGCATTAGGATCAGGAGTAGAACCATCTCTTGCTTCGTTCAGACCTGTTACGTTTCTGATTTGATTTAAGTAGTGGTTGTAGTTAGATATCAGCATCTGAGTTTTTCCTGCTCCAGAGTTAGATGTTAACTGCTGAATTGGAACTCTTGCGTTATTAAACTCTCCATCCTGTGTATAGCTCCTTCCGATTACACTACCTGTTTGGAAATATAATCTAAGTGCATCTTCAGGATTATATGCAGCACCTGTACCAAGGTCTACCTCGTTTAACCCATCAGCATCTATAAACACACCATCTGGAACTACTCTAGCAATAACCTGCTGTAGTTTCAAGTGTGTAATTTGAATAAGGTCAGCAAAAGGTATCATCCTTCTTACTAAAGACTCTACAACACCCTTATACATCCTTGGGGCTGAAGCTATATAGTTTGGCATAGCGTGTTGAGAGGAAGACTTAGGTCTTACCATATTCTCAGCAAGCTCCCATTTAAGAATAATATTAGTCCCCATAACCATAATACCCTCGTACCAAACATCAATGGTCTTTGATATTTTTTCAAAGTTACCTTCCTCCATCATCTCTTCAGGTGGATTGAACTGATCATCTTTTTCTATAATTCTTGACCCACCACCCTCAAGTATTTTCTTTTTATAAACAAACTTCTTAGTAGTCTTGTAGTTAAAGTATAGGAGTGTACAAGTGTCCTTATAGAATATATCATTGTCATAGAACTGAGCAACATTATAGTAGTCGTACCAACTTTGACTATACTCAGATATTTCTTTTAGGTCTTGCTGAGTTAGTGACTGATCTATTTTTAGAAGCTCTGTTAAAGGAATTGTCTTTACCTCTCCCCAATAAAAGCAATCCTTAAACTGAGGATCTTCAGTATAGCTATATACTACATTTGCAGGGTCTACATAAGAAAGCTTTACGCCTGCCCCTGGAAGAAACTCATGCTTTGCAACTCCAATACCCACTACTGTTAGGTCGTAGTCTAATCTCTTTCTTAGGTCGTAGTAGTTATTCTCTTCAAAGATAGTATCTATAGCCTCCTCTTCAGCAATCTCTATAGCTGGCTTGTAATGAAGGTTCATATACAACGAAAGCTCTTCGTCATTACTTGGAAGCTCTTCAGGTGGCATAACAAAAGGATCTACACCTGATTCATCTTTAATGATAGTCAAGATATCTTTAGAAAGCATCTGACCCTCTACCATATCTTGATACTTATTCTTTTTTGCCTGAGACAAAGCATCCTGTCCTTGAGCCTTTGCTTTAAATAGTCTATTAGACATTCCATTTACTACAATGTCTACAAACTTCGGAAGGATAGGAACAGGAGTCCAGTCTAGGTTTAGGTAAGAAAGATCCCCATCTACAGCAAGCTCATCTTTATATTTTCTTATAGACTGCTCACCTCTTGCATACAGCCTTAGATTATGGAACTGTCTCCACTGATCATAGAATCTACAATTAGAGCCATCTCTTTTGAACCATTCATACTGTATCGCTTGACCCACTTGCAATCCAAATTCTGCTGTCTTTTTTTCGGCATCAGAAACGAATTGACTAGGGAAGCCTTGTGGGGATATGTTTACTACTACCTCTTTCATTACCTTATTATTTCGCTGGTTATTCCTTTATTATTATATCTTGCAAAGTTAACACTTATTTTTGACTGCTTTTTTTCAGGTGTATATAGGTGTTTTTGATTCGCCATTATAGCAAGCCCTGAACTGATCGTAGCATCAAACTTTGTTCTGTTGTTAATGTCAAACTTAGCCCAATCTTCTAGTGTCCTGTTAAATGGCATATCTCCTATCTCATCAGAAGGTCTGTTGATAGATTCTAAATCGAATCCAACGTACTTCTCTATATACGACTCTATCGCAGAGGCATGAGCCTGTTTTACAGCCTCTGAACTATTTGGTATTCCTCCAAGCTCTTTTTCTGTCCTTGATAGCTTTGAGTATGTCTTGTCTGGTCTGTTCATACTAAACCCTCTGTAGCCTCTGTTTTTTAAATGATACAAAAGCCTGGGTTTGTTATTCTCTACCAATACGGGCATCCCATAGAACACACACGCCATGAGGACTTCTTCAAAGAATATCTCTGCTGTCTGTGGTCTAGCTACATACTGTAAGAAAAACTGATTGACAGGTGCTTCATCCATATGGAACTTTGTCATTCCATGTAACGCACCATTTGATCCACCGCCCCCTACTACTCCAGAGATGTCATAACTATCACACCCAAAAGACCCAATATGCTCATTGCCTGGATACTTTATGCCATTCTTTATATGGACATTGTTCTGTAGTCTTGAGTTCGGAGTCCAAGACACTAAGAACCTTCCACTTTTATTTGGTGTAAATATTACTCTAGAATCTTTTATTCCATTCTCCCAATAGAAGTTCCCCCTTGTCGTGATATGATCATTTATCATAGCATCATTAAAGTCTATCTGTTGGTATATCTTAGATAGGTTAAATATAGACGCTTTGCTCTCATCTCTAAATGCATGAGACTCTGTCCTTGGAAACTGTCTATAAAACTCATTTAGAGCATCAGCATCTCCTTTTAAAGAATCTACCTCTGCCTCCCAATAGTCTATAGCACCCTGCTCTATCCATTCATCATCTACACCTCTTACTGGCTTCTCTGGAGTCTTAAAAACAGGCATCCCATATCTATCTATAAACCCTTCTAGATTCCACTCCATAGGTATGAATAAACTATATAGTCCAGACTTTGTCTGTCCGTTTGCGTTCCTTTTTGTAGATAATGAATCGTAGTATAGTTTCTTGAAATTAGAACCCCCTTTATCTAAGGCATTGCAGGTAGAACCCATCATACACTTACCTATAATCTTTCTACCTAGTCGAAGACAGGTCTTTGTTACCTTCCAGTTGTTTAGGATGTTATTGGGCTTTATCCACTTGCCACTCTCATCATGTGCTAAGAATAACATCTTTTCACCATCGTAAGAGTTGTCATCGGTATTCTTCCAATCTATTGTCGTATCAAGTCCATCAATGTCACTCTTCTTGTCATCGTACATATTCTTCTTGGTGATCTTTGAAGCAGGTACTCTGAACGCAAGTTCTGTCTTTGGTCTATCCATACCATCCTGTATGGGTTTAAAAAAGAAAGGAAGTTTACTTGCTATAGGAACAACTTTATCTGTAAACATCTTTTTTGCATCAGCACCTGTCTTGGATAGTATACCTATCCTTGAATCTCTTGCTAACGTACCTATGTTTACACACTCAGAAGAAGACATATACGAAAAGCCTGAACGTCTTATCTTTAGATACACTTGACCAAAGCATCTATTATCAGCCTTGCAAGCCTCCCAAAATATATAGAATATTCTGTTAGCCTCTCTAAAGTCTGGATACCCAACATCAATACTTGACCACTGCAAGTACATATAGTGAGATCCTGTTATATATGTAGGTACACCGTTGTTCATAAACCAATGCCCATAGTCTCTTCGGTCAAACTCTTCCTCTATATAATCCACCCACTTTGCCTTAAACTCATTGGGCATTGAGTTCCATTGGAATATGGAGTTTATTTTCTTTAGCTGTGCTGGCTCTTCTTCTCGCTCCCAATATTGGTCTTTTTTTGAGCTAGACCTAGAGGAGCAATAGTTTGGTGTTGCAGGGAGTGCTATCAGCAGACCTTTTATGCTTATAATCTGACCTATAGTTCCATTCTTAGATATGACTACAATATCATACTCTTTGTTGTAGCCATAGTCCCAAACCTTACTGCGATTCTTTCTTTTTATCACAGCAGGATCTATGTAATCATCTACTACAAGGTATAAACTATTTTGATCTTCGTTCTGCAAATCCTTGCTTTGTTTTTATGTTTTCAGCAAATTTTTTAGTAGAGTCTATTTTACTTTGTTCTTCTTCTATTTTTTCCAAGATAGCAAAAGCATCAAATATCGCAAGCTTTTTAGTAGCTGCTGCATTCTTTAATCTATCAGCAGCCAACTCATCTTCAGGATTAGGTTTTATAATCTCCTCTTCAGCAACCTTTATTAAATGTTCGACTGCTTTGTACCCTGCGTTTATTATTCTTAGCTTTTTATCTTTCATATAACCATTGATATCTGATGGTCGTACAATCTGTACATCCTCTCTCCATCTACATTAAATTCATAGTTGCATCCAGGTTTATACCCCACTATCATCCCCTCCTCTACACCTTTGGACTTTAGGTACTCATTAGGGTATGCCATACGCCCCATTAAAGGTTCTTCCTTATCGTTTGTATCTATAGACTTTTTAATCTTTTCTATAGGTCTCAAAAAGCAATACTTGTCATAAGCAATCCATCTACCATTCTTTTTATACATAAAGAACTGATCTGGATCAACTAAGAACGTATCCTCTTTCAAAAAACTTCTACCACTCTTCTTCCTTCCGTACATATCATTGTAAAACTTAAATACGTTGTGATGTACTAAAAGAATATCTCCAACCTCTATGTCTCCACTGTACCCCAATGGAAGCTCTATAACCTCTGCCATCCTATTCGATGCCTTATGGTTCTCTTCAGAAGTATTAATGATTAGATTAACACCTCCGATGTTTTTCTTGTTCACATACCTAGTACCCCCCACTGGCTTTACAATAAAACTAAAAGGTGACCTCATATTAAAAGTTTATATTATACTCAACACAAGATGGCATAGCTACATTGAAACTCTTCCAAAGAACAATCTCTCCTTCTTTCTCTATCCATATCTTTAAATCACCATTGTCTTCTTGTATAAGGTGTATGGTATAGCTGCTGTTTAGAACCTTTTGTCCTACAACATAGGTCATGCTAGACTTGTAGTCTGGACCAACTGATATTTTTCTAATATGCGATGACATTAGAATACAATTTTTACATCTCCTCCACCTGTTCTGTATACATCATTTGCTACGAGTCCACCTGCTAACGCAGCAGTATTATCAGCATATACACTAAGGTTTGTCATCTTCATATTATCTACTCTAAGTAAACCTATAGTAGCAGTGCCTGTAAGCACCATAGATTGAGCAGAGGTGTTACCTGCTGTCAGCACATCGTCTAGTGTTGCAGCAGTTGCTAGTCCAAGGATATCAGATATCAAAAAGTTTTTAGTAACATTAGATGGAAATCCATCTACAGATGTTCCAATTACCTTATCATCCAAAGCTACTGGACTTGCGTTGTCATAAGTACTTATCTTTGCCATTATGATTCTTTTTGTTTGACCTCACCAGT